AGCGGGTAGACCACCGGCGGCGTGGCCGCGGCGAAGTTCAGCACCTCCAGCACGGTGCCGCCGCTGCTCTTGATCTGCACGACCGTCGCGCCGGCCACGCTGATGCGCAGACCGAAGACGCGGCACGTCTTGCCGGCTGCGGCGGCAACGACGGCGGTATCACCTGCCGCCGCGGCGTTGTTGATGCGCTGGCGCACGATGCCGGTGACGCCGCCTTCGAAAACGTGATTGCCGCTCATGAGGATCTCCAGATACGGGAACGGGGGCGCGCGGCCCCCGTTGGTTGTTCACCGCCGGGGGCGGATCAGGACAGGTCGACTGCGTCGGCCGGCGTGGTGATGGTGGCGCGCACGGCGGCCAGGGTGGCGTCGCTGGGCTTGTTGGGCATCAAGTCCAGAACCTCCTGGATGTCACCGTCGTTGGCCTCGCTCGGCGGGACGCCGCGCGTGGCCGCGTGCAGTCGCACCTTGGCCACCATGTCGGCGACAGCCTTGGGCGTGGACTTCTGCGCGGCGACGATGGCTTCGGCCATCTTGCCCACGGGCTGCAGGTTGGCACCCGGCTCGCCGTCGTATTCGACCTCGGCGCCGGCCTTGTGCAGCGTGTTGTTGATGAACGAGTCGGCGAGGACGAGATACTTGGGCATGCTGGTTTCCTAGTGCAGTGGAGGGGGCGGGCCGGCGCGTGCCGGCCCGGGTCAGGCCATCAGAGGATGGCGAAGCCGCTCGGGTAGCTGGCCTGCTTGTCGGCGACGGACTTCGCGATCGTGGCGAACACCGACGTCGAGGCGATGGCGCCGACCAGCGCGTAACGCACGCCCAGGTAGCGGCGGGCCGGGTACGGGTCGACGCGGTCGACGTGCAGCGGCACCTGCGTGCCGATCGGCAGCGAGGCGATGGGGATCGCATCGGTCTGCACGATGACCTGCAGGTTGGTGGTCAGCGCGGCGTCGTCGGCCTGCACCAGCTGGAACTGCACCGAGGTGCCGCCCGTGGGCGCGGCCAGGATCTCGCAAAGCACTTCGAGCGCTTCGCCCTTGCCGATGTCACGTGCGACGCCCAGGTCATACGTGTTGGTCGACAGGACGGTCGTGTTGGTGCCGGTGACGGACTGGCCGGAAACGGTGTTGCCGACGATGGAACCCGAAAGGGTGGTGAGTGCATCGGTGATCATGTGGATCTCCTAGGAAGTTGCGGTGGTGCGTGAAGAGCCCGAAGGCTCAGACCACGCGCGCTTCGGTGTTCAGGATCTGGTCGACCCGACGCAGGGGCACGCCCTGGAAGGTCAGCCAGGACATGGCCGTGCCGAACTGGTTCAAGCCCTTTTCGATGGCCAGCGTGTTCTGCGACTTGTTCATCGCCTGCACGCGCAGCATCGAGAAGACCGTGCGGTTCATGTAGAACGCGGCCTTGCCCATGCCCCAGTTGGGGATGCGATCGAGCGCGCGCGACATCAGCGTGACCAGGTCGGCGGCGCTCGATTGCGCCACCAGGTTGGCCGTGTTGATGTTGCAGATCCGGACGATGTAGCGCCAGTCCTTGACGACCAGGCCGTTCTTCCACTGGTAGTGGGTCTGCAGCGCCTGGTAGCGGTTGTTGGACGAGTCGTAGACCGTCAGCTGGCCCATGTCCTCGTGCTGCAGACCGGCCTTCGAGCCCTTGGGGAAGGTGCCGAAGACGGTGTTCTCGCCCCACAGCACGAGCCAGACGGACGTGTTGTTGGTCGAGGTGCCGCCCGCGTCGATGATGTTCGTCGCGTTGCCGGCACCCGAGATCGCACCGTAGCGCGTGGCCAGGCCGGTGTAGGCCGCGGGGTTGACCGCGACGTTGCCGTAGAACAGGGTCTGCGCCTGCTGCTGGTTCATCGCCTCCAGGAAGGCGTAGTCCTCGCTCAGGCGGAATTCGCCCTGGTTGGCGTTCAGGTTGGCCAGGTCGACGTCCACGTCGGCGTAGGCTTCCAGCATGCCGATGCCTTCGTCGACCTGCGCGGTCGTCGACTTGCTGGTCGGCACGCCCTGGTTCAGCTGGCGCCAGTAGACGGTGGGCAGGCCCGTGCGGATCGTCACGCGGTGGCCGGTGGGCAGGTTGCCTTCGACAAGCACGAAATCTTCGAGGATCTCGTTGGACTGCGACAGCAGCTCGGCGATGACGGGCACCTTGCCGTCCGGGTCGAGGCGCTTGGCCCAGTCGATGAGGGTGAGTGCGTTGGTGTTCAGGGTGGCCATAGTGGGCTCCGGTTACTTCTCGCCGTAGAGACGTTGGGCAGCGGTCGGCGCTTCGGTCGAAGCGTTCCCGCCGGGGATGAACTTGTCCTCGCTGAGCGACTGGCCGATCTTGAGGAACGTGCGGATCACGGCGGGGTGGTTGCCCAGGCCCGTCTTGTTCAGCAATTTGGCGAACTCCGGGCCACCCAGGTCGCGTGCCTTGGCGGCGATCGCGAGATTGGCAGCCAGCTTGTCCCCACCGATGTCCTTGTCCGCCTTGACCTGGGCTTCCCAGGTGTCGGGCAGGCCGCCGATGTCGCTGTAGAACTCGGCCAGCGCGGCGTGTTGCTGCGCTTGGATGACTGGGCCGACTTTGGACAACAGGGCCTGCGCGCCTTCTTGCGTCAGGTTCAATTCGCGGGCTGCCTCACCGTAGGTGGACAACACCGTGTCGTTGAACGCCGACGCGCCGTCGGGCGCCTTGAACTCATACTTCTCGGGTGCGCCTGCCGGCGGTGCGGCAGGTGCGTCCGCCGGGGCCGGCGCTGCAGCGGGAGCTGCGGGCGTGGCGGCAGCAGGCGCTGCAGCCGGGGCCGAGGGGGCGGGACTTGCAGCCGGCGATTCTGCGGGCGCTGCTGCAGCCGGTGCCGGCGCGGGGCTGGCAGCAGGAGCTGCCGGCGCGCTTGCAGGGGCTGCGGCCGGGGCCGCGGGACTACCGGTTGCGGTTGCGTCGCTCATTTTGTTCCGTCAACATTTCCAGATAGCTTTCGGGGGCATGCTCATGGATGAAGCCCAAGATCCGCAGCCCCAGATTGCGCTGGCCTTCGTTGAAGGACATTGCGAGGGCATCGCTCGTGAAGGACGTCTGAAACACACCGGCCTGTTCAAGAAGGCGCCACACATACCGGCGCCCCCTCTTCTGGGTCATGAGCCACTTGAAATCGCCGATCTCCGTCTGTCGATCGACCGCCGCTCGCGCGGCAGCCTCTTCGGCTTGGACAATCTGAAGGGCAACGTCAGTAGGTTCGTGATCCACGAGCGGGATTGTGCAGATCCTTGTGCGCTCGATGCATACAGGTCACAGCGACTCATAGGCACCGGCAGCACCCGTGCCGTCGGTGCGTCGCAGTGTTCCGGCCAGGTCGTACTTCAGCACTGACGCACCGGCAGGCACGCGGTTCTTGAGATAAGTCGACGTGCTCAGCGGAACGTAGTTGCCGCCGATCGCGGGAGAGGCTTGCGGGCCGACGGTGTAGTTGCCGAACATCGCCATGATCTGCGCTTGCGTGAATCCCAGCGCCGTGCGGAAAAGGTTGTATTCCGACGACGGCAACCACGCGTTGCCCATGTATGGGGAATCGATGTTGTCGTTATGCGGCGCGTCGGTGGCCCCGCGCCCGATGTTGCCGAAAAGGCTGACGTTGCCACGGTTGCCAACGTTGTAGGTCATCTCCCAATTGCCGGTCGATCCCGCGCCGGTATTGAAGGTGTCCGACTTGATGTTGTAGTTGTCCCAGATGTTGTACAGGTGGGAGCCGATCTTGCGGAGGCCGTTTGGGGCGATCTTGTCGTAGGTTTGGTCGTTGTACATACGCGAACAGCGACCGCCGGGCGCGGTGTTGTGCTGCTCGATGTAGTTCGTGATCGTCGTCTGGTCGCTGTCAGCAAACTGGTTCAGCGACGCCACGGTCAAGCTATTGTCGCTTTCATACAGGTTCTGCACGTTCGCGAAGCCGAGATTGACCGTGGCTGGAGCGGACACGTTCCCAATCACCGAGCCGTTCACGCGGTTGTTGTAGACGATTCGGCCGTGATCCGCCACTGCCGTGCTTGGGTCGGAGTTGACGCTGAAACCCGGCATGACACAGCCGATCAGCAGCTTGGGCTGATCGCTCACGTTGTTCGGGTAGGCCGCCGTCACGGACGACACGATCCCGATGGCGCGAGCGATCGAGGCCGGTGCCGGCGCCAGCTGCAGGAACGTGGTCTTGACGCCCGTCAGCGTCAGGTTGTCGAGGTAGACGTACTGCGAATAGCCGCAGATATTCTTGCCGGTCGTCGTGTTGCAGGTCAGGCCGCTGAGCCAGGTCATGCCCGCCGCTGCATTCGGCCCCATGATGCACCACGTGCCCGTGCCACTGGTGTCGATGACCAACGCGCCCTTCCACTTCATCAGCGTCGGCATTTGAACCAGCGCGCTCCACTGCAGCGTGATGACGCCAGTCGCGAGCGGATCGTTGGTGATCTCGCAGTAAGTCAGCGCGGTGTGCGATGTCGGCGCCGCGGCCAGGGTGTGCGTGACGGCGCTGCCGGCTGCGTCCATGAAACGGATCGAGCCGCCGCCGTGGTCAAGGTGAAGCACGGTGTGACCACCGCTCGACGTGTTGTTCCACGTGGCCAGCGCGTTCATCGCGGCTGCAAGCGTCGGGAACGGGGCCGCGCGAGCCGTGGTGGCGTTCGAAGAGACTGTGCCGCCGGAGGCGCCGACCTGCACGTAGGCGATGCCGCCGCCATAGGTCGACGACGGGTCGCTGTAGAAGCGCAGCAGCGTGTAGGGCAGCGGCGTGGGCCACGCAACGCCGTCAGTGCTCAGGTCGAGCACCGCCGTGGAGTCGCCGAGCCACGGGTAGACCTTGGCGTTGACGTTGCACAGGCCCGGCGTCAGGCCGCTGGTGTCGAGCGTCGCGGCGTAGACCTCGGCGATGTTGCCCTGCGTTTGGATCACCGACGGCGTGGTGGACGCCACGGTGATCGTCGGCGAGCTGTTCGTCCCGTCTGTCGCCGTGATCTTCATGGCCGCGACCTGGCGGCCCGAGCGCGCGTGGCGATGGAACGTGACCGCTTCGACGGCGAACGTGCTGGCCGGGTTGTAGGCTTGCTGCGCGTTCATCCAGCCGAACACCGGCTTGGTGTAGGGCGCGGTCGACGAATTAGTGACCGTGGCGCCCGTGTTGCCGGCCGTGCAGCCGGTGTAGAACGTGCCGCCGATCGTCGCCGACACGATGGTCGTTCCGGCATAGATCCAGTCGTCTAGCGAGATCAGGATCGTGAGATCAGTGCCGTCGGTCGAAATCATCTTCGACCCGCCGTTCGGGTACTGGCGGCGGATCACCGAGACGCCGGTGATCGTGCGGCTGACCGTCGTCGCGTTGCCGCTGGCGTCGTAGCCCGGGTCAGAGACGTTCAGCGTCAGGGCCGCGGGGATGCACGTGCCCACCAGGCTGGTGATGCCCTTGAGCACGACCGTCGCAACCCAGCCCGATCCGCTCGCGCCTACTGGCGTTCCGGTGTTCGGGCCGGCGGTGGCGTTGACAGGGTCGATCTGCGTGGCGTCGTTAACCGTGAGGGTTTTCAGACCGCCGGCCGGGACGGTGCCGCCAGCGGCGCCGTTTTCTGCGGGCGGCGTCGGGAACGACCAGGCCTTGCCGCCCGAGCGCACGCCCGCCGGCACACCGCCCGAGGCGATCAGCGTGGCGCGCGCCCGCGCGCGGTAGCCGTGCGTGGTGTTGGCCTGAAAGCCCGACGCGAAGATGAATTCACGTCCGTAGGCCAGATACCCCACCGGGGTGTTGGTCGTGTCGAACAGGATCTGCGCGAAGCCCAG